TTAACAATAATAGGTATAAGTGCTGTTAAAACAGACTTTAATTTAGCCAATGGTGTTACAATAAATTACGTTGATCCAGCTAATTTAGTTTACTCTTACACAGAAGATCCTAATTTTGACGACATATATTACGCTGGTGAAGTTAAGTCTATAAGTTTAGTTGAATTAAAAAAACAATTTCCTGGTTTATCAGAAGAAGAGTTAAAAAAAATAGAAAAATTCCCTGGTGATGCTAATTACACTAGAAACTTTTATTCTCAACAAGATTCTCAAAATCAAATTCAAGTATTGTATTTTGAATATAAAACATATTCAAATCAAATATTTAAAATAAAACAAACAGAGCAAGGATTAGAAAAAGCTTTAGAAAAGCCAGATACATTTAATCCTCAACCAAACGATAATTTCGAAAGAGTAGGTAGAGCTATAGAAGTTTTATATACTGGTGCTAAAATACTGGGCCACGAAATGATGTTAGAGTGGAAAATGTCAGAAAATATGACAAGGCCTAATTCTAATTTAACCAAAGTTAATATGAATTATTCTATATGTGCACCACGCATGTATAAAGGTATGATAGAATCAACAGTTAGCAGAGTAACTGGTTTTGCTGATATGATTCAATTAACTCATTTAAAGTTACAACAAGTGTTGTCTAGAATGGTGCCAGACGGTGTTTTTGTAGATGTAGATGGACTAGCTGAAGTTGATTTAGGTAATGGAACAAACTATAATGCTCAAGAAGCACTTAACATGTACTTCCAAACAGGTTCTATAGTTGGTAGGTCTATGACACAAGATGGTGATTTGAATAGAGGCAAAGTACCTATTCAAGAACTACAGACAGGTAGTGGAGGTGCTAAAATACAAAGTTTAATACAAACGTATCAATACTATTTACAAATGATACGTGATGTAACGGGGCTTAATGAAGCAACAGATGCCAGTACTCCTGATGCTCATGCTTTAGTTGGTTTACAGAAAATGGCAGCAGCAAATTCTAACACAGCGCTTAGACATGTAATGCAAGGTGGTTTATATTTAACACTAAGAACTTGTGAAAATATATCATTAAGAATAGCTGATGCTTTAGGATATCCTTTAACCAGAGCTGCATTAATAGACTCTATATCATCTTACAATACAGGCACTTTAGAAGAGTTGCAAGAAAAAAATCTTCAAGATTTTGGTATATTTTTAGAACTAGAACCAGACGAAGAAGTAAAAGCTCAACTAGAACAAAACATACAAATAGCTCTTCAAAGCGGAGGTATAGATTTAGATGATGCAATAGATATTAGACAAGTTAAAAATATGAAACTTGCTAATGCTCTGTTAAAGCAAAAGAGAAAACAAAAAGCAAAACAAGATCAAGCTAATCAACAAGCTAATATTCAAGCACAGGCGCAAGCAAATTCTCAAGCATCACAAGAAGCTATTGAAGCAGAAATGCATAAACAGCAGGCTCTTGCTGAGACTACAATTCAAATAGAAACATCTAAAATGCAACTTGAAATAAAAAAGATGCTACAAGAAGCCGAGATAAAGAAAGGTTTAATGGCTGAAGAGTTTCAATACAATATGCAATTAGCTGGAATAAAATCTAAAGCTGAGACTCAAAAAGAGTCTGAAATAGAAAATAGAAAAGACAATAGAATACAAATGCAAGGTACTCAAGAGTCTAAATTAATAAACCAAAGACAAAACAACACGTTGCCACAGGAGTTTGAATCCGCTGGATTTGATAACTTAGGTGGTTTTGGATTAGAACAATTTGATCCTAGATAAACAATTATCAATTTTTTAATTATATTATATTATGTCAGAAAAAACAAATGAACCTGTTAAACAGGAAGGTGACTTTAAAATGAAGTCAAAGAAAAAAGCTCCAAAAAAGCTAGTAACCCCAGTAGAAACTATAAAAATGGATCTTGCTGCGGTAAATAAAGAAGAACCTATAAAGGTTGATTTAACAAAAAAAGAAAAAACAGATGCCGTTCAAAAGCAAGAAACAGAGAGCAGCGTGTTACGCGAAAAACGATCCGAGGTGGAACTGCAAGCAGTGGGACAAGGAGACGAAAAACCCGTTGAGAATGTTATTAAAGAAATACAAGAAGTAAAAGCTACTGATAAAAAAGTAGAAGAAGTAAAAAAAGAAATAAAAGAAGCTATAAGAGATGAAAAAGTTTTAGGTAAAAAATTACCTGAAAACATTGAAAAGTTAGTTTCTTTTATGGAAGAAATACCTGGTTCAACAATAGAAGATTACGTTAGATTAAATGCTGATTACTCTAATGTTGACAGTGACACTTTGCTTAGAGAGTATTATAAAAACACGCGTCCTCATTTAGAATATGATGAAGTTAATTTTTTATTAGAAGATAACTTTAAATATAATGAAGATGAAGACGAAGAAAGAGATGTTAGAAAGAAAAAACTAGCATATAAAGAAGAAATTGGAAAAGCCAAAAGCTATTTAGAAAGTCTTAAGGATAAATATTATGATGAAATCAAGTTGAAATCATCTTTAAATCCAGACCAACAAAAAGCAACTGACTTTTTTAATAGATATAATGAAGATCAAAGAATGATATCTAAACAACGCGAAGAATTTGAACGCGTAACTAAAGATACTTTTAACGATGAATTTGAAGGTTTCGATTTTGACTTAGGGGATAAAAAATTTAGATACGGCGTAAAAAACAGAACCGATGTTATTGAAAATCAGTTAGACATTACTAATTTCGTTAAGACGTTCTTAAACGAAAAAAATGAACTTACTGACCCAAAAGGATATCATAAAGCCATGTATGCTGCACGAAACTCAGATACCATAGCTAGACATTTTTATGAACAAGGTAAAGCCGACGCTGTTAAAGACGTAGTGGCTAAGTCTAAAAATATTACTACTGAAACAAGAAAAGAAAGTGGTAATAATAGTGGAAATGTTTTTGTTAATGGGTTAAAAGTTAGAGCAATAAGTGGTGCTGATTCTTCTAAATTAAAAATAAAAAGTAAAAAATTTAACTAAAAAAACTTAAAATTATGAGTTTAAACAAACAATTTGGGAGTATAATCCCATCTCAATCACAAGAAATATTAAACAGCAACTACCTACAGTGGACTGATAAGGCTGGTGCTGATTTTGTAGATTTTGCACAGCAATATCTACCTGAAGTATATGAACAAGAAGTAGAGCGTTATGGAAACAGAACGTTATCTGGATTCTTAAGAATGGTTGGCGCTGAAATGCCAATGACTTCTGATCAAGTAATTTGGTCTGAACAAAACAGACTACACATTGCATATGACGGACTTACGCCTGCTTATGGAACTAGTAACGTTATTGCATTTACTGGAACACCAGCTGATGTAATAAATGTTATTTCTGTTGGAGCAACTGTTGTAGTAATGGACAATTTTGGAGCTGAAGTAAAATGCTATGTTAGCGCGTCAGTTCCTGGTGCAGCTGGAACAGGGCAAATAACTGCTTTACCTTATACGGCTAACACTATTGAGCTTGCTGGATTATCAGGTGTTGTTAAAGTATTTGTATATGGTTCTGAATACAAAAAAGGTTCTTCTACACCTAATTATTCAGCTACTCAAACAGATGGATACATTAGTGTTGATCCTCAGTTTACTCAATTTTCTAACTCACCTATCATAATCAGAAACAAATACGTTGTAAACGGATCTGATATGGCTCAAATCGGTTGGGTTGAAGTTGCAACTGAAGATGGAACTTCTGGATATTTATGGTATTTAAAAGCTGAATCTGAAACAAGATTACGTTTTGAAGATTATTTAGAAATGTCATTAGTAGAAGGTGAAGTTGCTACTGGAGCTGGTGTAGTTGCTGCTAAAATTAATGGTACAGAAGGTATGTTCGCTGCTATTTCAGAAAGAGGTAATGTGAATACAGGATTTACTGCTGCTGCAGGAATTGATTCTTTTGATGCTATTTTGAAAAATTTAGATACTCAAGGAGCGATTGAAGAAAACATGTTGTTTTTACAAAGACAAACTGCTTTGGATTTTGACGATATGTTAGCTTCTATTTCTGGTGGATACGCTGGAGGTACTGCTTTTGGATTATTTGAAAATTCTGAAGAAATGGCTTTAAACTTAGGTTTTAGCGGATTCCGTAGAGGATCTTACGACTTCTATAAGACAGATTGGAAATACTTAAATGACGCTTCTACAAGAGGCGCTATGGTAGGACCTTCTTCTATTGAAGGTGTATTAATTCCTGCTGGAACTTCTACAGTTTATGATCAAATTCTAGGAACAAACATTAGAAGACCATTCTTACACGTGCGTTACAGAGCGTCTCAAGGAGATGACAGACGTATGAAGTCTTGGTTAACTGGTTCTGCTGGTGGTGCATTTACATCTGATCTTGATGCTATGGAAGTAAACTTCCTATCTGAAAGATGTTTAGTTGTACAAGCTGCTAACAATTTCGTATTGTTCAAAGGATTATAAGAATCCAAAATTAATGTAATTTTTACCCTCGTTTTATTAACGGGGGTAATTATTACTTTTATCAATTATTTAATTATATTATATTATGAAAAAAGAAAACACACAAAAGTGGGACATAAAAGATAGAAGATATATTCTTTCAAACAATAAGGAGCCACTTACATATACTATACCGTCTAAACACACAAAAAAACATGCTTTATTGTTTTTTGATGAAACAACCGGTAAACAAAAAGAAATTAGATATGCAACTAATCAAGATTCTCCATTTGTAGAAGAACAAAAAGGAGAAGCAACGTTAGGTCATATTATATTTAAAGATGGTGTTCTTATGGTGCCAAAAGAAAAACAAAATCTACAAAGATTGCTTTCGCTATACCACCCATCAAGAAATAAAAGTTTTTATGAATACGATCCAGTTGAAGTAGCTGTAGATGAATTAGATTTATTAAATCTACAAGTAGATGCTCTTAACGCTGCTAGAGAGGTAGATATAGATACAGCTGAGGCTATAATGAGAGTTGAAATAGGATCTAAGGTATCTACGATGAGTTCTAAAGAACTTAAAAGAGATTTACTTATATTTGCTAGATCAAACCCGCAGTTATTCATAGAACTTGTAAGTGATGATAATGTTCAGCTAAGAAATGTGGCTATAAAAGCTGTCGAAGCTAAAATAATATCATTGTCTCAAGATCAAAGATTTTTCACTTGGACATCAAACGATAAGAAACTAATGTCAGTTCCTTTTGATGAAAACCCTTACTCAGCTATGGCTGCTTTCTTTAAAACAGATGAAGGTGTAGAAATATTTAAATCTATCGAGAAAAAGTTTAAATAACATGTAATACTAATATAGGGCTCGTTCACTCGGGCCCAATATTATAATAAAAATACTAAAATGGCGATAAACGTAGATCAAGTTTATAAAACAATCTTGTTAATCATAAACAAAGAGCAAAGAGGTTATTTAACTCCTTCAGAGTTTAACAAGCTAGCAACTCAAGTTCAACTAGAAATAGTTGATACTTATTTTGAGACTATTAATCAGCAAATGCGTGTGCCACAAAATGATAGTGAATACGGTGATAGATATAAAAACGTACAAGAAAAACTAGATGTTTTTAAAACCATAGGCTCTTGTGCTTATACAGCACCTAATAATACAGTTCCAGGTTATTTTACAACCCCCTCTTCTTCAGGTGTAGCATCAGGAACTCAAACTATAGCTACCTTAACAAGTGAGGTATCATACCCTCTTACAACAATAACTCAAGCTCAAGTTGAAACTAGTTCTGTTTTTGTAACTTTAGAAACACCAACAGGTAGTGCTGGTACTGCTTACGCCAACTTCACTATAACAGGTGGCGCGCTTCAGTTAACTTCAGGCGCTATAGCTACTGGTAATACATTAAGAATAGTTTTATATCCAAAAGATTTTTATAAACTAGGTACTGTTTTTTATAAAGAAGATAGAGCCGTTGAGATGGTTAGAAGAAACGAATTAGCATTAATGAAACTATCTCCAATAACAAAGCCTTCAGAATACTTTCCTGTCTTTGTGTATGAAAACTCAAGAATAATAATACACCCTCAAACTATAAACTCATCTATTGAAGCCACATATATAAGAAAACCATCTGACGTGATTTGGAATTTTTCTTCTACAGCTGGTTATTATGTTTGGGATCCAGCTAATTCTGTTGATTTTGAATTAGATATAACAGAACAAACAAATGTTATATTACAAATATTACAATATGCAGGTATTATTATAAAAGATCCTATGATAATTCAAGCAGCTACAGCAGAAATACAGCAGGAAAAACAAAACGAAAGAAACTAATATAACATGGCAATACAACCAACAAACGATGGACTTATAACTGAAAATGCTCAGCAATATTACTCTGGCGCTCAAGGATTTAGAGCTTTATCTAATAATGCTAATGAACAAGAATTTGTAACAACTTTTAATACAGAATTATATTTAGGTAGTTGGAATCAAAGTAATGTTAATTACGGTTTAAATAATTTTAAAGTATACACTAGTCAAACAGGTTTACCTAATTCTTATACAGAATGGTTAACTGAAATGTCAGTTGGCTCTGACAATAGAACTTTAAAACTAGCTACCGGACCAGGTTCTAACGCTTATGTTGTTGTTCAATTAACCATATTAACAGGCGGTAATTACGGTCAAACAGAAGCTCAAAAAGCATATGGTGAAGCTACTGAAGATAATTATGGTAGTTATCAATACGTTAAGCTAAACGATATTATAAACAATTTTCAAGTTGGATACGTTGGTCAAGATAAAATATTACCACGCGTAAAAAGAAGTGATTTAATATTTTTTGCTAAAAGGTCAATGCAAGAATTTAGCTATGACACATTAAAAAGTATTAAGTCAGCAGAACTAACTGTTCCACCAACCTTAACATTAGTGTTACCACAAGATTATGTTAATTATGTTAGATGTTCTTGGATAGATAATTTAGGTGTTAAACATATAATATATCCAACAAATAATATAACCACAAGCCCTTATTACACTCAAATTCAAGACTCTACAGGTATACCAACTCAAGATAATTTTGGCAATGATATAGAAGGAACTTCAATAACTCAAGATAGATGGCATAACTCTGACTCTAATTTAGTAGATGGAGTTGTTCAGACCGGTAGTGATTTTTCGGAATCAGACTGGTATGGCTATGGTTATGGTTGGGGTATAACTGGCGGCTACGGATACGGTCAGTTATATGGTATGGACCCTCAAGTATCACAAGGTAATGGTTGGTTTAATATAAACGAAAGAGAAAATAAACTCTCTTTTTCTAGCAACTTAGTTGATAAGTTAATTGTTCTTGAATACGTATCAGACGGATTAGCTTATGATTTAGATAGCAGAGTACCTAAAATGGCTGAAGAAGCTATGTATGCCGCTATATTATATTCATTAGTATCTGGAAGAATAAATCAACCAGAATATGTAGTACAAAGATTAAGAAAGGATAAAATATCTAAACTAAGAAATGCTAAAATAAGGTTATCAAATATAAAAATAGATGAAATATCTCAAGTAATGAGAGGTAAATCTAAATGGATTAAACACTAAAATAATGCATCATCATAATTTTCCTAAATTATTTCCAAAAGCCCACGCTAGAAAGTCTAGAGGAGGAAACACTACTTATACTACAGGTGAACAAGGTAATTATAAATTTCATGACAAGCCTCAATTTAAAAACCATAAACCATCTAGTCATTTAATGGCTGATGACAATAAAAACAGCGCTTGGGCATCTATATATAGAGATGAAAATGGTGGTTGGTCTAACCAAACTTACGATCAAGCTGTTGAAAGAAAAGAAGTTTATAGCTTTAAAGGTAAAAATGCTAGAAATAAAATGATTGAATTTGCTAGAAAAGGTAATTGGAAAAAATAAAAAATTAACAAATGGCAGAAGCTAAAAACAGTTTCATTAAGTCTAGAATGAACAAAGACTTAGATGAAAGATTAATTCCAAATAACGAATACAGAGATGCTTTAAATATAGCTGTATCTAGATCAGAAAGTAGTGATGTTGGCGCTGTTGAATCTATATTGGGTAACTCTTCTACAGCTGTAAAGCCTGAAAGTAATCACCATATAATAGGTCTTTACTCTGATGAAACAAATAATAAATTATATTATTTTAGAACAAACCACGCTAAAACCAAGGAAAACGCACCTTTATCTGCTATTTGCACTATAGGTTATTTAAATACATTAAACAACACGAACGTGGTTTTAGTTGAAGGTTCTTTTTTAAACTTTTGTAGCGAAGACTTTGTAAACGGTATAAGCTTAATTGAAAACCAATTGTTTTTTACAGACAATAGAAATCAACCAAGAAAAATAAACGTAGAACAAAAGTTAGGTTATTATACAAATGAAGATCAAATATCTGTTGCTAAATTTGCACCATACATACCACCTTCTTTTATTAACTTAAGAGCAGGAGCTTCTTATTATGCTAACTTTATAAATACAATAAAGCCTTCTACAATGTCGGATGCTCAAGATCCACCAATTGTACAAATAGGTATATACAAATTATCACAGAACAACTTAAGTGTTAAAAAATATAGAAATGGCGATGTAATACCAGAGTCAACTACGTTGTCTGATTGGAATCAAAAAAATACAAATCAAATAGGTTCTTGGTGTTATTATGCTAATTATAACGGTAACGGTATAACGTATGGTCTTCTTTATAACAAATGGGCTATTATAGATGCTAGAGGTTTAGCTCCAATTGGTCACACTATACCTTCATTAGCTGATTGGAATAATATTATTTCAGCAGGAACAACAAATGCTAATTTATATAAAAGCACTGATTTGTGGAGTACAGGACCTGGAAGCAATCAAATAGGTTCAGATGTTTTACCTGCTGGATTTAGAAACAATACAACTACTAGTTCAGATGGATTTATTAACTTAACAACAGAATCTAGATTTTGGACAAGTGACGCTATATCAAATAGTAGTGCTCCTTATATTAAATTTGATAACTCAGCAACTATTGACGTATCTGGTACGTCACCTACTGTTGACGGTTATTCTGTTAGAGTTTTAAGAGATCAAAATTACACAGGTTGGAACGGTGATCCAGATTATTTATCAGATAAATTTGTAAAATTCTCTTACAGGTTTAAATTTGATGATAACGAGTATTCTACTGTAGCTCCTTTTAGTCAAGATGTTTTTATACCTTATCAAGAAGGTGAGTTCGTTAATGACGACGAAAACCAAGCTTTTATATCTAGTGTTGTTGAATTCATGCAAAACTCTATTAACAATGCCGTATTAAATATAGAATTACCTTGTATTGATATAGTAAATAAGTACAAAATAAAAGCTATTGATATAATTATCAAGCAGTCAGACATGCAAGCTTATCAAGTTATAGAAACAGTAAAAGTAGGT